CAGTGCCACCTAGCGATTCCCAATACTCTTTGTGTTCTTGATGTTCTACTGGCATACCCAATGTTAACATTCTACACACAGCACCTAGTGTATTACTAAACTGATTGTCAGGATTCTTACCTATCAGTTTGCTATATTCTTGCCATTGCTCGCTGTCATTTACCCATTGGATTACAAACTTTTTATTGTCTGTACTTTTTGTTTCCATCCTATAGTAATCAAACGCAAAGTGTTTAAATGTATTAAACTCTTGCCCGTTCCAGTCTGCGGCACCTTCCCATTTAGGTTCGTGTCTTTTTCCTGAGCGGTCTGTTGTTATTTTTACACCACTTTTCTTTTTAGATAATTTAATAGCCATTACTTTCCTTGTTGTTTCAATTATTATATTAGTAAACTATGATATTGTCAACCATTTAATAATGTACCAAATGTAATCATTTGTTCGTATTTTTCAATTTCTTTATTAATTTTAGTTATCAGTTCTTTATGACGCTTGGTTTGTTTCTGTTTTCTACGGCATTCTATTTCTTCAATACTTAGTTCAGTTATTATGACTTGGAAATTTTCTACTATTTTTCTCATATCGTACCTATGTTTTCCGCAACCATCTGCTAGTTTCATTAACTTAGAATATATAGGTTGCCATTCAAGACTTGATTTTATCTCCATAATAATAATTATACATTCAAAAGCCTAGGGTGTCAATGACGATAAATACTAACATAATTAGGATTAAATAATGCCACGTTTAAGTTTATATCGTCCACACAAAGGCGATGATTACAAGTTTTTTGATCGAAGAATGTCAGAGATGTTCACAGTGGGTGGCGTTGATGTCAACATTCACAAATATCTCGGCCCTCTCGATCAAGGATTTGTTAGTAACACCGAACCAGGTGGAACTAGCCTTACCAGTATACAAGATCTATTATTTTTAGAAAATCGCGATAGAAAGTACGATCAAGATATCTATACCATGCGTACTATATATCGTATGAATGATAATGACTTTGATCTTACACAGTTTGGATTGTTCTTAACTGGCGATACCATGTTTGCTGTTTTCCATCTAAATGATATGATACAAACTCTTGGTAGAAAAATAATAGTAGGTGATGTACTAGAACTTCCGAACCTTAAAGATCTATATCCGTTGGACGAAGACTTACCTGTTGCACTCAAAAGATATTATGTAGTACAAGATGCTACACGTGCCGCAGAAGGATTTGCACCAACTTGGTATCCCCACTTATGGCGTGTTAAATTAAATCCGTTAGTAGACAGTCAAGAATACAAAGATATCATTGACAATATTGCGGCTGGTGAAGGTACTGATAGTAGTATAGCTGATGTTCTGAGCACCTACGAAAAATACAAAGAAGTCAACGAAGCTATCGTTGAGCGTGCAGAAGATGATGTTCCTAAGAGCGGGTATGATACTACCAACATATATACTGCTCCAGTAACTCCGGATGGGTTACCTGGGGATCCAGGTGGTGGAGCCGATACAAGCTCAAATGCTAATGTATCTAGCAATACATATTCAAGTACTAGCACAGTATCGCCATCACGCAAAGTAGAAGGATATTTGACTAGTGATGCACTACCTCCAAATGGTGCTAGTGTATCGGCAGGGATAGCATTCCCCTCAAGTCCAGTTACTGGTGATTTCTTCCTCAGAGTAGATTACGTTCCTAATAGATTATTCCGATATGATTCAAGGAGATGGGTTAAAATGGAAGACGGTTTACGAACTAACCTAACACCTGGTGCTACAAATACTACACAGAAGAGCGGGTTTATTAATAATACTGATGCTAACTACGAAAATGCATTAGCCTGGGACGCAATTAAAGTTGCAGATCCTTATACACCATCAGCAAACGCAGAAACAAAATCGTTTACTTTAAGTTCTAAACAGGTAGTTACTAAAACACCGTATGTAAGTACATATGGAGTTCAATCAAAACTTAATAGCAAGATTATAACTAATACTATAGCAAATACCAGTGGTAATATATCATTCACTGTGTCTACGGCATTAACTGCTCAGGACGTATTAGAGTACACAGTCTATGCTAATGTAACTGTACAGCGTCAGAGTCTGAGTGATGCTTTACGTCCATCGGCGGATAATTAATTATGGCGGCACAACAACAGTTTTTCTATGATGCTCAGATTGAGCGATTCCTAGCACAGTTTATCAGAATGACTTCTGGTTTCCAGGTTGAATTTGGTAAGGATAGACAAGGCAATAAAACCTTACAAACAGTTCCTGTTTACTATGGAGATGGTAGTCGTCAAGTAGCGTCGATAATTACTAACATGAGCGAAAATGCTATAATAGCAGTACCAGCAATGACAGTATATATTAATAATGTAACTTACGATAGAGATCGAGTACAAGAGCCCAACTTTGTTGGCAAAATGGACATTAGACAAAGAAAATATAATGAAGAAACACAAGAATACGAAGCTACACAAGGCAATGCTTTTTCTATCGAAAGATTAATGCCTGTTCCATACACACTAGAGCTTAAATTAGATGTATGGACCAGTAATACTAAACAAAAATTACAACTGTTAGAACAATTAATTGTTTTGTTTAACCCAGCATTAGAGATACAGTCAACAGACAATTATATTGACTGGACTAGTTTAACTGCTGTTTATTTAGAAAGCCCAAATTGGACAAGTCGTTCAGTACCGATAGGAACTGAAAATCCCATTGACGTTGCTTCATTAACATTTAAACTTCCAGTTTGGATTAGCCCACCGGCTAAGGTTAAAAAGCTAGGGGTTATACAAAAAATTATTGCTAGTATACATGACAGCGAAGGAAATCTGTCAGAGGATATTACTAAGGACACTAATTTAATGGGCAAAAGGCAATATTTCACCCCGTTAGATTATGGTGTATTATTAATTGGCAACACTCTTACATTATTAAAGTATAATGAAATTGAGGATCCACGTGATCCGCCGACAGAACTAGTTCCAAAACATCCTGTTACTACAACTCCAGTAAAAGTGGGTACTAGAGATGTATGGAGAGATTTAGTTAATGTATACGGCGAGCTTGAAAATGGTATTAGTCAGGTTAGATTGTTGACCCATGAGGGAGAGGCCGAAGTAATTGGTACTGTAAGTTTTCATCCTACCGACGACAGTTTACTAATATTCAATGCCGACGTTGATACATATCCAAGTAATACTTTAAATCCAATCGATGCTATTATTGACCCACGTAAGGTTACTGTAGACGCTAGTATTACATCCCCTTCTACTGGAACTAGATATCTATTATTACATGCTGTTGGAAGTTTTGATAATTCTGTCGGCGATGGACCAAGCGCCTGGAGAGGAAGTGACGGGACTGATCTAGTAGCCAATGCTAATGATATCGTAGAATATGATGGCACACAGTGGGACGTAGTATTTGACAGCGAACAGGAAAGTAGTGTACAATATGTAAGTAATCTAAATACCGGAGTTCAATATAAGTGGAATCTCGATCAATGGATAAAAAGCTGGGAAGGCGAGTACAAAAACGGTCTATGGACTCTCGTATTGTAGAAGGTGTTGGTACTTTTATATATTGCACAACTACTAAACGCTATCTATTTCTTTTACGTAACAGTAACAATTACTCAGGATCATGGGGCGTTCCCGGGGGTAAAGTCGAATATAAAGAGAACATATTAACTAGCCTTTTAAGAGAACTTGAAGAAGAGCTAGGCGGTACTATTAAAGATCTAAAAATTATTCCTATAGAAAAGTTTACTAGCAACAACGGTAACTTTACATATCATACATTTATAGCACCTGTAGAACATGAATTTACTCCCTTACTTAATAAAGAACATCGTGGATTTTGTTGGGTGGCACTAGAGGATCATCCTAAGCCGTTACACCCAGGTGTTTGGCGTACAATAAATTTTGAGTCTGTAGTGAGTAAGATTAAAACTTTAGAGACCATACTTTAGTCAAAATAAAAGCCCTTCCGGGCTTTTATCTTTTTATTTTAACAATTATAAATCTGCTTCTAACACCATTTGTCTGTGTGAAATTTGTCTAAAATTCGGACATGTTTTCCACTCTTCGTATGTTCGCATTTCACCGTTTGGTGTTACTAATGCAAAGTCTACATCGTTGTACGTGTCAAATATTTGTTTATAAGCAGGGCAACTATTGGCCCCTCTAAGATCAGCATTGATAGGATCATAACCATTAGTACCAGCATACATGTTACTATTGTATGCTTCGTCGAAATTACCTTCGCAACCTACTAGGTACACTTTACGGTGTCCGTCAAAGCAAGCAAGATATGTAGCAGTTGCGCCTGCATCTGCATAGTGATCAAGTGGAGTTAGGTAAAATTTTCCTGGATGTTCTAAAGTCAATGGAGCCTGAGCGTATACAATATTGTTACTAGTATATCCACTATCAACACATTCCTGTGCCATTGCTCTAGTAGTTACTACTAAAAAATCCGGAGTATAATCTCTATGGAAAGCATTACAACCATAACTTTGTAATGTATCAGCACCAAGTAGTCCTGCATACTTGTTTAGTGTATGTTCGGTTGGAAAATTCTTTCTACTTTCGCTGTTACCAAATACTACAGCACGATTTGAAATTTGATTGTTAGTAACATTATTGGGTACTTCTTCAGTTACTGAAGTCCAATCACCGTTTTCTAGTGTTCGTGATGTTACTACGTCTTCACCGTCATAATTGGATCTATATTGTTTTTCAAGTAATTTAAGCATTTATTTTCTCTCTCTTAAGCGAATACTGAGGCCTATTTCTAAGCCTCAGAACTCTAATTAAATTAAACAATATAAGTTGTTTGTGCTTTGATGTTAGCGTTAATGCCTGCTCCAACTGGAACCATAATTAACCTAGCACTACCACCTGAGATATTTGATACAAATGTACCAATCTCACCGTCCGGAGCAATAACAGCATACGAACTATGTGTTACTACACCATCCTCTTGATTTAACATTGTTTCCTGTGTCTGGATACTTGAAGTAGCACCATCTCTTACTTGGATGTAATACTTAGCTGAGTGATATGCATCTGTACTAAAGCTATCAATAACCACCATGTTACCAGCTTGTGTAGTAATTGGTGTTTCGTCATATACAATAGTACCTGTTAGCTGTACTTTATCAGACGCTTCATCACCAATGTTAATATTACCACTAGAATCACCTAATACAGTAAGCTGTCCTTTAACAGTTAGATCTTGCTCAATTACAACATCACCTGCGTTGTTAA